TTTAATGAAATTATTTCTTTTCTCATGAGAGATTAAATATTGTATTTCATCCTCATATGTTTCAAACTTTTGTGGATTGTGCTTAAGAACAATACATTGAATGTCTAACTGTGAAAGATGACCTTGACGCATCAATTCATCAGTCTTTGTAACTTTATATGATGGTCCAAATAATCCTTCTAGAACCCATTTATGAGTTTGTGTTCCATCAAGAGTTCCAGTAAAACCAAATCTATACTTAGCATGATGAAGTTTGGTCATGATTTGAACCAAAGACTTGCTCTTGAACAAATGTGCTTCATCGCCTATAATACATCCATAATCTTCAAAAAATGAACGCTCCAGTTTATAGATTGATTGCCAAGTTGTAATCGTTACTGGATATTCATTTGTTTTTTCTCTACCAGAATAGATACGGTGACAATATGAATCAGCATCCCAACCATAATCAAGGAAATCCTTGTACATCTGCTCTACAAGAGATGTCGTCGGAACAACTAAAAGAATTTTTTTCCCTTTATCCACATAGTATCTTACAAGGGAATAAATCATCAGTGATTTGCCGCTGGCAGTGGGGCTTATCAGTAGCTTTCTATTATGCTTTAGGGCACCATATACTCCCTCAATCTGGTATTTCCTGGGAGTATGAGCACAAATGGAATGCATATAATCCTTAACACCTTCTTCCGAAATGTGGTCATTCTCTTCATATGGTAGACCATAAAACTTATTGTCTTTGAAACTATAGGTATATCCGTACTGCTTACAAAAACTCACAACCTTGTCAAGCAAACCAATGTAGATTTGCTTTGATCTCATGTCAAATAAATGTATTTCACCATTCCAGTTCCTACCACGATACTGTGGCATAAACTTAGCATTAGGAACTTCAAACTTGAAATGATCTCTAAGCTCATACTCAATATGAGGTTCTGTAGAGATTTTCAAGAAAACTTCGTTCGACTTGGATATAGTTAAATCTGTTTGATTCACATATACAATGCATTCATACTACTATTTAACACCCGTAGTAAACCAGGTTTCCAGAGATAGAAATGCGTTGCTCATCTGAGTTATAGAATGGATATACACAATGTCTAAGTGCAGAGGGGAAGAAAAGCATGGTTCCTTCATAAGATGGATCTAGACGATACCCATAGTTGCGAATATTACCAAGAATATCAGTGTATTCCATTTCAAAGATGGATGCTTTTTTATCTTCTTCTTTAATCCCATCAAGAAATGGAAGTTGATTTTGTTCTCTCCAATCTGTTGGAATCTTCATCCAAACAACAAAAGAATACACACCACCATGATGGTGATATGGATTGAACTCGTGTTTGTTTTGATAGTTCACCCAAAATCTACCAAGTTGTAGTTTGAAGTCTCCATATGCATAATCACGAATCGGATGTCCACCATATAACTGTGTATATGCTTCAACATGCTGGGAAAGAACTTCATTAAAGAAGTAGTGATCTGTATCTTCAATGGAGTAACTTCCCGTAATGTTACCTGCCAAGTTTTCCTTTAGTGATTCATTTCTTTCCTCTATGCGATCCCAAAGAAATGTGATATGTTCTGGATCAAGTTGAGTTTTAATCCATCCATGATTTGCATAATCAACTTCTTTTCCTTTCATCAACCAAGTCCTGCCTGAAACTTCATAAAGTCAATCGCATTTTTGATTTGATATGTGCGATTGGATATTTGCTTAAGAATGCTTTCAATGTAGTTTAGCATTACATCATAGTATTCAATTTTTAACGAAACTCCTGAGAGTTTCTCATCTGCGTCCAGATATTTTGACATAGTTTCTTTATCCCTAATCTTTTTTGGAAAGGGATTTTCAATGTAGATATCAGGGTCTGCTTTACCTGAGTAATATTCATATCTTTCGTGGCGAATATTCTTTTTTTGTTGTTCCGCTTTCTTTTTAAGGAGTTGTATGTTATTGTATATTTCAAAATACTTGGCGTGAAGAGCGTTTGTCTTCAGAGCAGATTCTTCGTGGAGATTATCCATATCCATTGCAGAATCTTTGGTCCACATATTTTGAAGAACTTCAATGTCAATCATCTAGGATGCAATCTCTTGTCTTGAGTATCGGTTATATGGAATATAGTATACTTGAAAATGACATCTGCTGTAAAGTACTCGATCTCAGTATCCGTAGCATCAAACTGAATCGTTGACAAACTGTAAGGAAATAACCCTTCAAAGTTAACTTTAAACTCAAGATTTTGTGTGCTGTTGAGAACCAGAAGAGAACCATCAGAGTAGATGTCCATTCCCTTGATATCTCTTGATGTATTTCCTTTATCTTGATATTTTCTTTTTCTCTCAGACTGAAGATCAAATATTTCTTGTCTTGTTTCTGGATAACCTAATCCTCTAATCCAGGTATAGATTTCCATGTAGTTCTCAAGATTTTCATCAACAAGAAAGCGGAGAGTCAGATCTTCAAACTCAATCTTGTCTCCTGGCGTCGGAATATCTTTCAGATATGATGGTTGAGGAGCAACTCCAAGAGTCATTCCTGGAATGTTTGCAGACTGGCAAAAGAAAGATGTTTTTGGAGATCTTTCTAATGTAAACTTAAACCCTGTGGGTTGCAAAAAGTTTCTATTTTGTATCTGCCTATCAAAGATTGATAATGCCATGTGGTAAAACGCAGGTCTCCATCTGAATATTTAGGACAAAAAAAGAGGGTCCCGAAGGACCCTCCAGTTAACTCTTGTGAGTATTGATCACATGAGGTTCTTAACTGCAACTCTTCTGTAGTAGCGGTTGCTGTTAACTTGCAGGCGACCCAGACCACCAGTTGTTCCTTCTGCGAAGGGGTTAGCAACAAGACCATAACGGGTCTTGAAGCCGATCTTGGGCTGGAAGCTGTTCTCACCAACGGCACGAACCATTTGGAGAGGAACATATGGGCAATAGAACAGACCTGCGTCATAAGGTGAAGTACCCTTATAACCAACAACATAGTACTGGTTACCGCTGTTGGATGCTGCGTTAGCAGCAGACAGGTTTGCCGAATAAGGATCGATGTATACACGATACTTACCTTGCAGAACACCAGCGAAGGTGTTACCTGTGTCATCGACATTCAGGTTAGCGTTGAGTGCAGGGGTGTAATCGAGAACACCAGCCATGGTCAGTGCTGAAGCGACATCAGCAGAGCACATGATGATGTTGCCCTTTCCTCTACGAGTTCTTTGTGCGATTGCGTTAGCATCACGCTCGATTTGGAACAGGAGACCCTTGAACTTCTCAACTGACCAACGACCGTTGGAGTCAACATCGAGGTCAAATACACCAGCGGTTGCAGTGTTAGAAACTGCACCCTGCTCAGCAACCTTATAGATGGTTCTGATAACTTCGCGGTTGATCTCAGCCAGAATCTCAGTGGAGAGAATGTTGGCGAGTTCTGCTTCAGCGTTCAGACCGTGGATTGCCTTCAGGTCCTGAGCAAGCTCAAGGCTGTACTCAGCTTTCAGTGCGCGTGACTTAGCAGTTACGGTAACCTTCTCGATGCTGAATGCCATCTGGTTGAAGGCATCATTGCCTGTACCATCCAGAGCTTCAGCAGAGTCGGTACGCATACCCTGACCAACATCATAGCTGGTTGAGGAAGCGGTGCCAACTGGGTTCAGCAGTGAGGGGTTGGTGCCAGTCTGTGAAGTTGTACCCAGACCTGCGGTAACATCGGAGAAGCCATTAGCGTCATCGCGACCCTGAGGCTGACCAGAGAATGCAGTATCTGCTTCGTCGAAGAATGCTTCGGTGCCAGACTGATTGACATAACGCGAACGCATCGCGAAGATCAGACCAGTAGGACCAGACATTGGTTGAACGCCAGCCAGGTCATAAGCGACCAGGTTAGGCATGGAGCGTCTGATCAGGGAGATCAGAACGGGGTCGAAACCAGCGGTAGGACCAGCAGCAGCAGAGCTACCAGTGAAACCACCATTACCAACAGCGTTGGTAGGAGCTTCGGTCAGGAATGAACCTGACTCTGAGAAAGCGTTTTGCTCTCTTTGGAACTTTTCTTGGTTTTCCAGCAGGACGGCGGTTACCGCTCTACGATGGGGATCTGAAATTTTATCAAGTCCCTCATAGTTGAGGAGAGGTGCCCACTTTTCCTGCAGATGCTCGGATTGGAACATTTGCTTTTACCTTTGGGAATGTTTGCGTTTGATTTAATGTTAAATTCAGGACTTGCTGAATGAACCGAGGGTTCTCAGGTATGCTGACATGGAAGGTGAGTAAGACTCACTATGTGCAGTGTCTACACCCTCAGAAAGGGATTCGGTTTTACCAGCAGGAGCAGAAACCTTAGAAGAGAAATATGACTCTTTCAGGGTCTCCAGCTTTTCACGATATGTTTCTTCACTTTCAAACTCAACACTTTCGGCAAGTGAAGCGAGCTTCTCTTTCTGAGTCTGTGCAAGACCTTCAGAGACTTGATCTAAGATTCCATCAGCAACCGACTCTGCGAGACGCTTGTTAAGGGAGATATTCTTTTCGATCTGCTCGTTGAGTTTAGTCTCCATATCATCAAGTTTGTCTACCATGCTCTCAAGCACATCATATTTTTCTTCAGGGATTGATACATAATGCTCTTCAAAAAGACCTTTCAAACCTTGGAGGAATGATTCGGTCATCTCAGTCTTGAGTGCTTGCTCAATAACGAGTTGGTTCTCAGTGAACCACTCTTCAGCAACATACTCAAGATATGAGTCAACTCTCTCAGAGAGTTGTAATGTTGCTTCAGCAACTTGCTCGACGAGTTTCTCCTCGTACTGAGCTTCCAGTTGCTCTTTTACTTCAGCAACTTTTGATTTAAGTGCAGATTCAAAGATAAACTTTGCTTTATTCTTGAACTCTTCGGAAAGATCTTCATCTCCCAGAAGTGCGTTAACATCTTCTTCGATGTCCAGATCAGTTGACTCTTCAGAAACTTCCTCTTCAGACTCGGTGACAACTTCGTCAACGATTTCTTCTTCGATAGTTTCTTCAGTCTCAAGTTCTTCCTCTTCCTTCATTTTCTTCATGGGTTCTGCTGCAGCAGCTTTTGCATTAACAGCATCCTTCACAGTCTTGAGAGTAGAACCAGGAGTTTTCAATGCCGCCGAGTTATCGTCGGGCTTGTAGTTCTCGGGGGTAGGACCACCAAGATCTTCAACAGAAGCAAGTTGCGTACCTGGATCTGTCATTTTTGGCATTGGGTCTGCGGGCTTAGCACCAGCATTAACAGCAGTTTTGGATTGCTTTGTGCCCGCTTCCATTTCCTGTAAGTTATTGTCACTAGACATTTGAGACTCTCCGATTTACCTTTGTTTAAATCTATATTTATTTATTATATAGGAATTTTTGAAGTTATTTCAGATACTATTTAAGAAATCTTGGAAGAGATTCAACTTATGTTCGTCGAGTCTTCTTTGATCTACAAGAGTATTGATTTTTTTGTATGTTTTTTCTGCATACTTCTCACGAAGAATGCCGCCATCCCATACCCATTCTTTTCCTTCCATAATACCCTCAACGAATGCATCGGGTGCAGAAGGATCAGCAACGATATCGGCAGCAGTTGCTAACATGAAGTCATCACCTACAATATTAACACCTTCACGGTCTGGTCTTAACGATCCAATACCGCGAGAAGAAACTCCAAGTTTTACACCTTCACTGATAAGCGATTCTGCAATCTTACCCATTGGGGTGCCGAGAATCTTTGCCTTACCAATAAAGTTACTGCCACTCTCCTTTAAGGAGACGATTTTATGAGAAACTCGATCAAGGTTTACTGTGGGGCCATCAGGATGACCCAGTTCTCCAAGTGCTCTACCTGCAACAACATTTGATTCGTTGTATCGAGAAACTTCACGGCGAAGGGTCTCCATAGGATACATTCTACCATTACGGTTTTTAATATCCCCCTGAAGGAAAACCCCCTCAATGTAAAGGGATTTTTTACCGTTTTTACTTTCAACGATAAAATCTACTGTTTCGATTTCTTCTCTGATTAGTTTCATGAGTTTAATTTGTGAATCCTACTTGAGTTGCAAGAACTGCGCCGTCAGCAAAAATAATATCTGCTCCCAACTTCT